CAGGATGTTGTTGAGCACGTTCAGTGCTCCGGTCAGCGGGATGATCAGGCCGTCCCCGATCGAGGTGGCCATGTCCTGCGTGATGTTGCCGAGGCGCTGCATCTGGTCGGTCAGGCCGCCCATGGCGGCCGCAGCACCGGTGTTCGTCGCGTCGTTGCCGTAGGCCCCGGTAGCGGTCTGGACCAGCTTCTCCAGACCGCCGGCCTGGGCCGCCATCGACTGGATGGCCTTGGTGGCCCGGATGCCGTCGTAGCCCATCTGGTCGAGGATCGCGATGGAGGTCGGGCCCGCAGCGTTGATCGCCTTGAAGATGCCGGTGATCTTGTCAGCAGCCGGCATCGCCTTGAACTGGGAGACCGTCACGCCCAGCAGTGAGGCGTACTTGTCCAGCCCGACGCCGCCCACCGAGGTGGTCTGGACGATGTCGGAGAGCATCTTGTTGAAGGTGGTGGCGGCGGCGTAGCCATCGTTGCCCGCCTGGACGAAGGCCGAGGACAGGCCGAGCACCTGGGTCTGGGTCATGCCCGCGACGTTGGCGATCGGCGCGATCGAGTTGGCGAAGTCCGCGACAGCCTGCGCCGAAACCCCGGCCGCCGCCGACACCGACAGCAGCGAGTCGGTGTACTTCTGCATCTGGGGCGCGCCGCCGGCCAGGGTGCCCATCTGGCGGGAGAGCATCGTCATGCTCGAGCCGATGGCGATCGCGGACTCGCCGGCGGCCGCAGCGGTCTTGGTGAAGGTCTCGGTCAGCCCCGAGATGTCGCGCGCCGAGGTGACGCCCATCTTCGAGATGGCCGTGGCCGTGGCCACGATCTCCCCGCGCGCGACCGGGAGGTCCCGGGTCATCTGGCGGATGTTGTTGGAGATCGCCCCCATCGAGCGCCCGGTGATGGCCGACTGGGCCGTCAGGTGGGACAGCTGCTTCTCGTAGGACGCGGTGACCGCGACCATCGAGGTCATCATCGCCAGGTCGGCCGCGCCGAACAGGGTCAGTCGCTTGGAGACCCGGCGCTGCAGTCCGTCGAGCTTGGACGCCAGGGCGTCCACGGACTGGATCAGGCTGCTGGTGTCCTTGCTCGCGCCCTGGATGCTCTGGCGGTAGCCGTCGACGTTGGCATCGAGGGTGACGTTGGCGTTGCGGGTGGCGTCCTCACTCACGCGCGATCACCTGCACCCCTGCCTCGGCGGCCGCCTCCCGCGCGGCGCGCGCAGCCTTCGCCTCGACGACCTGGCGCTGGTGCGCCCGGAAGGCGTGCTCCTGGGCCAGCTGCCGACGCGCCGACTCCTGGGTGCCGGTGGGCTCGAGCACCAGCGAGGTGCCGGGACTCCCCGACCCCTGCTCGTGCTTGACGTAGCAGCCCTGACACAGCTTCTCCACCGGCTCGTAGGCGAACCGGGACCCACCCTGTGCGGGGTCCCACTCCCAGTCTGCCGTCCCGCACAAGGCGCAGCGCTCGTTCTTGTGCGCGAAGATCGCCACCGCCTTGGCCTGGTCCAGCGGGGACCAACCGAGGAACTCCGAGTGGGGGAGGTGGTACTCGGAGCAGATCGTCAGCTCGATCTCGAGCTGGCGGTCGTGCCTCAGTCGGTCCCGGTAGTAGGGACCAGCTCGAAGCCGCTGTTGCACAGGCCCGCGGCGGTCACGAACAGGCCGTTGAGCTCGCCGGAGGACCAGTCCGGGGACTTCCACAGGTCGCGCCAGTCCTCGTCCGCGATCTTGGGCTCGATGATCACCTTGGACAGCAGGGCCGGGGCGAAGGTGTCCATGTTGAAGACGTCCCCGCGCGCGACCCCGGCCTTTGTCGGCGGGTGGTCGTCGATGAGCGCGTCGTACTCCTTGCGGCTGATCGCGCGGAACAGGAACGAGGCCTCCTCGGGCCCGTTCTCGCCCGGGATCTCGACCAGGACCTCGCGCTGGGCGCGCTTCTTGCCCTTGAGCAGGGCCAGGGTGGCGCGCCGGCTGGCGGCGGCCTGCTCCTGTCGGGCCTCGAGCACGGTGGTCTCGTCCTTGGGCATCGGATCTCCTTGTGGTGGGGGTACCTGAGCGCAGGGTAGACCTCCGGAGACGCCGAAGGCAGCACCACGGGGCTCAGAGCCGCGGTGCTGCCTCCGTGCACTCCCCACCAAGGGAGAACCGATCAGGTGACGACCGCAGCCTCGTTGGGCTCCTTGTTGATCGCACAGGTCACCTGGAAGGTCTGCAGCGTGTTGTTGGCCATGCCGGCCATCGAGCGCGCGACCACGATCGTGGGCCAGACCTCGACGGTGTCGCCGGTGGTGGGCTTGTGCAGCGCGCCCGAGCCGCCGAAGCGCGAGATGATGAAGAAGCCCTTGGTCTTGCGGGGCAGCGTGGTCCAGGCCGTGTCCGTGGTGTCGTCACGGTAGAAGTCGCCCGTGAAGGTCGCCGTGGACGTGCCGACCGCGCTGGTCTCGAACAACGAGTCGAAGGCCGGCGTCGGGAGCACGTTGCCCTGGGTGGTGGCGTTGATGCTCATGACGAACGAGGTGAGGTTCACCGCAGCGGTGACCTCGGCCGCGGTCGGAACCAGCGCGGCGGACGCGATGCCAGCCGAGTTGGCGAACGCGATGTAGCTCGCGTCGTTGGGGATGATGCGCGACATTCAGTCCTCCTGCGGGGTTCCGCGGTCCTGCTTCTAGGATGCGGCGGTTGTCGAGGCTGGCGGTTCCGGGGTTTGGATCGAAACCTCCGGCGGGTCCTCGACCTTGGCGGTGTCGGGCGTCGTGGTCGGCGCCGCGTCGATCTCGACCACCGGGGTGAGGACGGCCTCGTCGAACTTGGCGCTCGGGGGGCCGTCCGGCTGGTACTCCCAGCCCAGGTCGGCCCACGTGTCCAGCGAGGTCTCCGCGACCTCGGACCAGCGGTCCAGCTCCGGGTGGTGCACCCAGACCTGCTCCTCGCTCATGACGGCTCCTTCGCGACCCACACCTCGATGGTGTCGGTCTGGATGTAGAAGGGAGGGTCGGACAGATCCACCCGGGAGATCTGGCCCACGGTGGCCACGTTGATCTTGATGACGCTGTACGACGGTCCCTGCACGGTGATGCTGCTTCCCACCATGCCAGCCGCGGCAACCCTCACGGTGTCCGCGAGGAGCTCGGTCTCGTCGCCGCGCAGCGAGTAGTAGTTCAGGTCGTAGGGCAGGTGCCAGTCCCCCTGGACGTCCGCGATCGAGCCGATCGAGAACGAGGCCGTGCGCGGGATGATGGTCGAGTAGGGCTCGAACACCGAGTTCGGCCCCGCGGGGGCTCCCGAGCGCCAGCCGCCGTCCTTGGGGATCAGGGCCACATCGCTGGGGTAGCCGGCGCTCTTGACCGCGGCCAGCAGGGCCTGGGTGACCGGGTAGCGCTGCAGCGGGTAGACGGTCATCCGTTCGGCCCCTTCGTGATGATCAGCGCGCCGGCGTCGGCCAGGCGCTGGGCGACCGGGCCGAACTCGACCTCGACCGCGCGCCGCATGTAGCGCTTGGCGGGAACGCCCGGGTGGGTCACCTTCATGGTCACCACCCGCTTGCCGTGCGAGATGAAGCTCAGCGCCGCGGCGTTGCGCGGCTTGATGGTGTAGGCCGGACCCGGGAACTCGCCCCTGGTCGCGGTGCCGAACTCCTGGTACGGGCCGTAGGCCACGGTGGGACCGATCGTGACCCGCAGCGCGCCGTCGAAGCTCGCCTGGATCGAGGCCCGCAGGGCGCCGGTCTTCACCGGGGCGTACTGCATCGCCAGGCTCTGGATGCCGTGCGCGGCGTCCCGGATCACCTCGGCGGCCGCGCGCTCGATCCCCAGGCCCGAGGCGGAGGCCAGGTCCTGGGCCAGCGCGGTGAGGTCGGCGCTCGCGGCGGTCATCGGGGCCTCAGCTTCCGGTCGACCTGGTCCACGGCCACCACGACGAGCACGGCCACGGTGAAGACGGCACCGAAGGCGATGACGAAGGCCTTGGAGGCGATCCAGATCATGATCCCGCCGGCTCCTGCTCCCAGTTGTTCGAGTCGCCCCAGGACGTGCAGACGAGCTCGCGGGTGGACCGGATCGGACCCCCGCCGCCGAGCACCACTACCTGGAAGACGCGCCCGACCAGACTCGGGTCGTAGTCGCAGAGCGTGACGGTGATGACGTCGTCGACGCGCGGCATCGACTCGAAGTACGGGCTGGGCTCGGCCGGGATCGAGATGGTCGTGGTCCGCAGCGGGATGCCGGCGTCCCCGATGTAGGTGTCCCCGCCGCCCGAGAGGGCGTGGATGTAGGCCTTCCCGGTGTAGATGTGCTGGACGATGCGCTCGCGCGCGCGCAGGCTCGGCTTGTCGACGTCGACCGGCGAGGTCATCCGGTTGATGTCGACCATGGCCTCCATGTTCGCCTCGGCCCGCGCGCGCGCGATCTTGCGCGCGTAGGCCACGGTGCGGTTCACCACCACCCCATGGGGTCGCCGTAGAGCGGGCTGACCGGGTCGGGGACGCTGTCACCGAAGTCCTGCTGCCCGGCCCAGCGGTTGTCGTGCATCCCCTTGTCGAAGCTCTTGGGCTTCTCGCTGGGGTCGGGCTGGTCGTAGAGGCCCACGCCGCCCACGTCGGGCCCGCCGATGTCCTTGCGGGCCTGCATCGCGCGCAGCCGGGCGGCGGCCGCGGCCCACTTGTCCTGCAGCTGCTCGAGCGCCACGATCACCGCGTCGGCCGAGACGGACGCCTGGCCGGCGTAGCGCGTGCTCAGGATGTCGGCGGCCGCCGCGGCCACGATGATGTAGGACCCGGTGACCGGGTACCAGTCGCTGATGAGGAAGTCGAGCTCCCCGTCGCTGATCTGCGGGTCGGCGGCGTCGGTGTCCTGCAGGTAGAACCGGACCCCGTCGCGCGGGCTGTGGCTGGGGTCCCCCGAGTAGGACCAGGCGCCCTGCGCGATCGAGGAGATCTGCAGCGCGAGGTAGGTCGAGTTCGGGACGGTGAGCACCCCGGAGCCGGGGTAGTCGACCTCGTACCAGGCCTGGTAGAAGCCCGCCGGCACCAGGGCGTCACCGGACGACCACTGGTAGTCGACCGTCCCACCAGGCCGGTCCACGAAGGTGCAGACCCCCGAGATGACCGTCCCGGAGGACCCGGCGGCCTTGAACAGGACCTGGGTGGCGCCGGTGAGGTCGACGGGGGATCCGTCGATCTCGAGCGTGCGGCGCAGCACCGGGACGGTGTCCCCGAACCGCATGAGGATGTCGGGCG